CGTTCTTTCTGCTACCACTGAGAACGTATTCCAAATTCATGACATGAACAGACTGTTAACTCTCAACAAGAGAATTAACGAGTCCTTTGATAACGGTACTCCTGACACTGCTTACAGTAATGGTGTTACTGATTTGTTTGTGAGTCCTGAAATTATGGAACAAGTTCGTGCGTTTGCCTATCAACCAATGAATACCCGTACAGGTCCCGGAAACGCTGCTAATACCGATAAAGGTACTGCAGGAATTGCTCTTCCGGATAATCTGCGCGAAGGCATCTATCGTGCTGCAGGCTTGCCTGAAATCTATGGCGTTGCTCTTAACGAGCTTCTTGAGCTTGGCACTAGCGAAAAATACAACGTGCTGTATAAATCGCTGATTGATGCTGACGGTGTTTCTAGTGGTCAAAAAGGTAACGTTGGTAGCAATGCTTCCGCATTCCATTCGACTAACGACGAATTAGTTATTGGTGTTGACAATAGCAAAGGAGCGTTCATTCGCCCGATTGCTACTCAAGACAATGCTAGTGGCGGAACGTTCACTGTGTTGCCTGACGATCAGTTCACGCAAAGAGCAGACAAGACCGGCTTCTACGGTTTCTTAGAAGAGGGTCGTGTTTGTATCGACGCGCGCGCTGTTGTAGGACTCGCAGTCTAAGTTCTAGAACATTAATCACACTAGACCCGGGGGAAACCCCGGGTCTTTTTTAATTGATTTGACAAAAGTAAATTTATACCGTAATATATAAAGAGGATAAATTATGCCTGAAGATAAAGAAAATAATAAAGATCAGCAAAAAAAGGATTTAAACGATCTTTCCCAAACTCATGGAAAAGTTGAAAAGTTCAGACCAACTACTCTAGACCAAGTTTGGGGAGATGAAGGTTCTTGGAAATATAACACCATGGACGAAACCGAATACCGCGGAATCCTTGAGGGAATGCCTAAAAGCGATCTAGTTTCACACGCAAATAGAATTGGTTTAATTCCGATTGATGACAGAACTCAGCTAATAAAAAGGCTAATTGTTGAATTTAGAAGGCATGTTACGGCTTATAGAAGTCCACATGTTCAATCTGCGCAAAATAAGCCCCTTTCAAAAGAAGCTGAAAAAATTCTCAAAGAAGGAAGATAACAACTAATATTGGTGTAATTTAGATCGTATGGCAACGACTTACGATTTAAACATTACGCAAGGTTCATCTTTCAATATAAGGTTGACCGCAAAGGATTCTAATAGTAATTATATAAATCTTAGCGGATATACTGTTAGCGGATATATTAGAAATAGATATTCTGATTCTTCTTATTTATTAGATATGGAACCTACTATTGTTAGTGGTGGGAGTCCAGATGCTATACTTAGCGGATTAGTTGACGTTTCATTGCATCCCACAGGGACAGCCGCTTTGCCAATTACTCAGGCAATGTATGACATTGAAGTATACAAAGATTCAACAGTAATAAAACTTCTTAACGGTAAAGCTAATGTTCATCCAGAATCTACTTATTAAAAATGGCTCTAGGAGACCCCATAAATATTGATGTAACGGTAAGTGGAGAAAATAACACTATCGTTTCTTTTCAGGGCGGAGACACAAATGTAACTCAATATTCTGGCGGCAATTCTATAGAATCAACATTAAGCGAAAACACTTCTAGCGTTTCTGTTGAAAGTGGTTATAATGTCGATGTAAATTTTACTGGCGCGTCTACCTCGGTACAAAACGCAGCTTATGTTATTGGTAGCTCTGCCACTCCATTTTCATGCGCTGATTTAGATGGTTGTAATTTATTTGAAAGCGGAGACATAACTGGATTTGGTAATGTTCTTATTTCTGGAAGTGGAAATTATTTAGTTGTAAGCGGTTCCGCGGGATCCGCTGCAATTGAAGTTAAAAATAAAGGAGCAACAAAAACTTCCGCTGTATCTTCTTTAGATTTTAATCAAGGTTATTCTGTAACAAATGTTGGGCCAGCAGTAACGATTGATTCAAGTTTGGGTATAGATAATTTAACCACCGCTCAATGTAACGCTTTATTTGCTCAATGCGAAGATAGAAATGCTTCTGGAATATATAGCGGACAAAACGGTGACATACTTTATCTTAGAGGTTTAATTGGAACTGGAACTGTTACAGTAACGGGTTATCCGGGAAACGATAATTTTATTTACATAAGCGGTTCGCAAGTAGAGACAGAAACCGGGCATCTCGTAGGAAAAGGTGAGAGCGGTTTATTTTATCCAAACAGTAATCCAAGTGGTTTCATAACCGGTTTAGATACGGGTAATTTTATTACTGAAACCGGGCATCTCGTAGGAAAAGGTGAGAGCGGTTTATTTTATCCAAACAGTAATCCAAGTGGTTTCATAACTGGCGTTGATAGTGGTCACTTAATTACTGGCGCCTCTAATCTAGGAACTGGTTCTGGTTTATATAGCGGAACAATAACCAATGATTTAAAATTTAAAACGTTAATAGCGGGACCAAATATCGTTTTATCTGGTGATAATGAGCATATTATGATAAGTGGTGCTGCTGGTGGCGGTGGCGGTGGAGGAACTACACAAACAGCAGCTAACATAGGTTTTGGCTCTGGAATTTATAGTGGTACAGTATCAGATGAATTTAAATTAAGAAGCATTTCTGGAGCGGGTTCAGTTACAATAACTGGACATGAAGACAATACAATTATAGTAAGTGGTTCAGAAGTAGCTGGAGGTGCCGTAAGCTGGACACTTCCACCGCCAGTTTGTCCAACTGGAATAGGTACAACGGGGCAGATATCTTTTGATGATGTTTATTATTATATATGTATTCGAGAAAATACATGGAGAAGAGTAGCGATATCAGAATGGAGTTGTTAATATGTTAAATAGTTTTTTTATACAACAAAGCGGGCTTAGTGGCTGGAAACAAATAGGAACAGGAGTACAACCCGCTCCAGCAACAGGAGAACGTTTCTTTTTAGCTGAAAGTGGTTCTTACTTAGGTTTAAAAACCAATAGGCCACAAAGCGTTTTTCATATCGTAGAAGAAGATAACGCTGCCGTACTAACACTTCAGTCGAGTGGGTCAGCTATTAATGATCAGAATTCTAAAGATATCAACAGCTATGTAAATTTTCAAGATTCGTCAGGAGACGTTGGGCATGTCGGTTTTGATGTAAGTGGATTTAATCATTTAAGATTTGTTAATAAAATAGAACAAAAAAATGACCCCTACATAATTTTTACAAATTCAGGATCAGAAGATCAGGTTTCAATAACAAAAGAAGGAAATTTTGGAATAAATAAACTAGATCCCACAGGCAAAATTCACGTGGTTCAAAATATTTCCGGCATAGGAAACAATCATCCAAATAATAATATTACAATTTTTCAAATGACGGGTTCAGATGAAAACCCAGAATTTACATTAAAAACCGACGGCAAGTTAGGAATAAATAATTATAGTCCAAGATATACCGTAGATATTTCTGGACACGCATATGCAGATTCGGGAGTAAGCACTCTGAAGGCTGATTCTTATATATATGGTTATGAAGAAAATTATTTAACTGGTCAAGAAATGGGCACAGCCACTGCCCCTAATATAGTTATAGACTTTAATGGAAGATCATTTAGAAATTTAACTTTAACTGGTTCAGAAAGCCACTTTTTTACAACTAGAGGAGGAACAAATTTAGGGGAAAATGAAATGAAATCAGTATCAGTTAGACTCTACGCTTCGGGCAGTCCAGCTTCTTTTACTTTTCATAACGACATTGATTTTCTTGGCTATGTACCAACTGGATTAGCTACAAACGGAGTGGGAGTTATTAGTTTTAATTCTTTTGGTCCTTCTGTTAGCGACACAATAGCCGTATTTAGACAACCCGGAGACATATTGCAAGGACCGGCAGGTTCTAATGGTCTTGGCTTACAAGGTGAACCCGGAGAAGAATTCAGAAACAAAATAATTGGAGGAGAGTTTGGAGCTAATCCTTGGCAAAGATTATTACCAAATCAAACTGGTTTTTATAATGTTCAAAGTGGACAATACACGGCAGACAGGTTTGTTTATTGCTCTACGGGTGACGCAGTATTTGACATTTTTAAAGACAGAGATGCTCCGGACTATGAAAATTGGTTTTTTGGTGTTGGGCAATCTCCAAATTATGTTACAACTGGATCTTTAAAAATTGAATGTACAGGCGTTGATTCTGGAATGCATACTGGAAACACTTATGCCGATGGAAAATATAACGAAAAGTTTCACATGCTAGAGCATAGAATAGAAGGGCACAACATTAAAGACATATTAACAGACAACTGTACTTTAAACTTTTGGGCAAAATCAGATAACTTTACAGGGCTAATGCCTATATCTTTAAGGAATCACGATAATACAATAAGTTATGTTGATGCTTATGATTTATGTAATACTGGACTTTGGAAAAAATACAGCATATTTATTCCACCAATAACTGGAACCTCTGGAAATGCAATACTTGAATCTTCTTTTAATTTAGATACTGGAGTTGGACTTAGAATAGGCTGGACATTTGCTGCCAGTTCTGGATTGAATTGCCCAACGGGAACATTTAATGGTTCCTCTACAACAAAAAATATATACGGACAAGATGTTACTGGAACTTCAGGACAATGGATAAGTGGTTTTTATGTTGGATTATCTGGCGCTGGTGGAGCAGCGTCGATGGCGGAACATTCTGGAGCACATATTAAAATTGCAGGACCAGAATTTAAACAGGGCTGGATAGCAGGTCCAGAAGAATCTAATTTAAGATCCCAACAGCAAGAACTAGAACTTTGCAAAAGATATTACGAAAGATTAGATTTTAATAGTGGAGATTCTATTGGAATAGGTCAATGCGTTGCAACAGGACAATCAGCTATTCATGGAGGAACTTTAAATATACACGATCTATTAAGAACGGGCAACAGTTTTGCTGGCACGCCTATAAATTATCAAGATAAAATAAAAAATCCATCCATTTCCGGAAGCGGCTCTCTTATGCTTACAGATTATACTTGGGAACAAACATTATTAGACAGTACGGGTTATCATAGCGAAACAAAAACTCAGTCTTTTGTCTCTGGAACAGTAACGGGCAACCCTTTAATTGGTGGACATTCAACAACGTTAAAAGCGTCTGGAGATTATTACTTCTTTATAGATGCAGAAATTTAATATGAAAAACGACTTTAAAAAACATCTTAAAATTTTTAACAATTTAAATGTATATTTTTGGATAGCTGGAGGAGCTATATATGATTTTTTTAATGATCAAACTCCAAACGATATTGACGTTTTTTTTAAAAGTCAAAAAGATGTAAAAAAAGCTGAAGAGCTATTAAGAAGGAAAGGTTTTAAATTAATTCTAAATAGAAATGTTGGAGCCTTATACCAATCAAAAGATGGTATAAAATATGATTTATTATATGTATCAAAAACCCCACAAGATTTATTTTATAACTTTTTCGATTATTCTGTATGCTGCGCCGCAATAGATAATAAAAATAATTTTATATATCACGAAAACTATTTTGAACACTGCGATAAAAAAGAATTACATTATGTTGAGTCTTGCCCTAAATCAGATCAAGTAAAACAAAAAAGATTAAAAAAAATGATAAACAAGGGTTTTTCAATAGATTCTCAAAATTTAACGTTATGGTTGGAAAAAATGGACTCAGATAAGAAAATCCTTAAAAAAAGGAGCTTTAATATGAGAGATATACCTCATATGAAATCTAAAAATTTAAAATTTAATATTATAAAAACAAAATTAAAAGACTGAATGGTGTAATATATTTAAAATATGAAAGTTGTAGACATAGCAGATGACATTTATAGAGAATTGGGGAGTCCTAGCTCGCTTTCAATTCCGGCAATAGCCTTCTATGTTAGAGGGTCTGTAGGAGCTTTAAATAATTATATAAATACGGAATACGTATTAAATGACGGTTTAGAAATAGAAGAAACTGTTACTGACAATATAGGTTCAACAACGACAACTGAAATTGGTATTGCAGAAGCGTCAATATTAAAAAAGATGTATTTAGTACATTTTTATGATGCAAAAATTAGAACCAATTTAACCGCTTTAGATTCTGATACAATTGTTGAAGTAACAGATCAAGGATCTAGCGTTAGAAAGGTTAATAAAAATGAAGTTTCTAAAACTTTATTATCTATTAGAAACCAAGAATACCAAGGATTACAAAAACTAATTTCTCAATATAAAATAAGTAAAAGTAATCCAAATCAAGTTGCTGGAGATGATACAACAGAAGGCTTTTATGGCCAAGGAAACTCCTTCAACAGAAGCGAAATGTAAATTATGCCGAGCTTAATATCAGATTCAGAAAAAGCAAATCTTACAGGTATTTTTGGAGACATCTTTGATACCTTTAAGAGAGATATTACTATACATAAAGAACCAACAAAAGTTGTAACTGATGTAAATATTAATCAAATTTTTGGATACGGTGGCGATTCTCAAAAGAGTAATGTTAGTTATATTCATAATTCTAAATCTTTTGAAGCAACAATAGCTTATAAAATAAGCACCGCAGAACTAAGCGATTACATCTCAGATGTTGGAGCATATACTCACGGAAACATAGTTAGAATAAAAGTTAAAGAAGATGCTAGAGATTATATAATGAACGGCAAAACCGAAAAAATTGAATTTGATAATAGATATTTCAACGTAGTTTCTAGAGATATAGTTAGTATGTTTTTGGATGTTAAATATTATATATTTTATTTGAAAGTGGCAACCTAATGGCAAATTTAAAATCCATAGTAAAAAAAATAAAAAATGCCCCAAAAACAATTAAAAGGGTTAGGGAAATTACGCAATCTAAATTAGATACAGAAAAGGATATTTTATTAGATAATTTTGAAATGCACCCCGTAACCAAAGAGATAGTTGCTGGACCAAGCGCTCAGAATATTAGTGGCACATTAGCTGGATATGGAAATTTGTTTAGTTTTATAGGTTTTAGTGAAAGCTCTAACCCCGTTTCTCCGGTTAGAAAAATGTTAACACAAATGATTAAAATAAGAGAAATAAGAAAAGCCGCTGGAAATAATGCAAAAATGAATATTAAAATTCAAGTACCAGAAATAGAAGATTTCAGAGATATCGCTCCTATGCCTTGGGAACCCGGAAGAAGTTGGGTTGAAGCTATAGAAAGAGGAATATCTGGATTTTCATATTATATAAATTCTAATAGACCTTCTTCAAGATCTGGTAAAGGTATACAAACAGACAAAAAAATTAGAGTGTTGGCGTATAAAAACGTAAAATATATGTCAGAGATAATAAGAAACTTTAATAAAAATTTAAAAAATATTAGATGAAAGCTCAATTTGAAAATTTAGCGATGACGAGCCTCATGCTTTTCCTTGATAACGAGATACAAAAAAAAGGAGAGGCTTGGGCGAACCATACAGGAGTTTTTTATCCAACAGATAATTTATATTATGGATATTATGCTTATTCTTCCCCGTACAAACAATTTGTTATGGATGCCGGAATATCGGGTGGAGCACCTAGCAATAATAAGCCCCATGTAGTTACTGGAGTATATGTAAACGATTCATTTAAAAAAGTTGGAGACGGTGGAGGGCCAACTTACATAGACCATATGCAAGGGGCTGTTTACTTTAGCTCAGATCAAAGCGATAATACAATAAGTGGAAACTTTGCGGTCAAAGATTTCAATTTCTTTATTACAAGCGAATCTGAAGAAGAATTATTGTTTGAAACAAAATTTGATGTTAGACCAAAAATAAATGAAAGCGTGACGGGTTTAAGTCCAAACAAGCA